CAAGTCGAAAGGAGAGGTTTTTGGAACCGTGAATGGAATTATGGTAGCATCAAATGTTATCTTGATACCTTCTCACGTCGTACCAGCTGTCTATCCTATCGACATTGAAATATTCACTACACCTGGAGTACCTAGTGCCAAAACAAAAGATCAAAAATTGACTGAAGAATATTGCTATGTTGATAGAGAACGCGATTTTGCTCTCATTCATTTGGCTTCAAGCCCAGCAAGCACAAACTTTGCTCAATTTTTCCCAGAAGAATATCCTGAGTTTCGTACTCGGGCAACAACAGTCTTGTGGAAGTCTCCGGACAATCGTGTGATCAAATCAGAACAACCAGCACGCCAGTTGGTTGAAGATTTAGATTATTACGGTTATTTGGAGAAACCTGGTCTTTTGTATGGAACCAAGCACACTATGAACAAGTATACCTTGAAAAAGGGAACTGGTTTAAAAGTCAGCTTGGATTTCAAAGGCTTTGGTGGTCTATGTGGTGCACCATATGTTGATTCCTCAAAGGGTATCATCTATGGTTTCCATGTAGCCGGTTATGTTGAATCTCACACAGGTTACCTTACTTGCATTACACAAGGTCTCTTGAAGGAAGGATTATCAAAATTGGAACGAACGAGTCCAACATTGATGGTTCACTCTTCCTCTGAGATCAAAGTAGATACTTATGAGGCACCTTATACGATTGTCAATGACAAACCTTTGTACACCCGTGAAGATGGAACACAGGAGAAGACAGTAGTGACTTTCTTTGGGAAAGTTCTGAAAGATGGACAACCTTTGGAGAGTCGCGCTCGAACTCCTTACATTCCTACACCCTTTAAAGGTGTTTCGGAGAGTTTCGGTGAGAATAAGCACAAACCACCACGAAAACCTAATGATGTGGCCAAGAGCATGGCTACCCTCAACAAATTGACCAATCCGGTCCAACATTATGAGGGAGATATTTTGCTCAAAGCGATTGATGATTACAAAGAACATACTTTACAGGCTATCAGAGATAATAAGGAGGAGTGTCGAGAGATGCTCCGAATTTATTCTCATGAAGAGGCTATGGATGGTATTGGAGAATTCGGTTTGGGAGGTTGTCCCAACGATACTTCTGCAGGCTTTCCTATTGGAAAATCGAAGAAACAATGTCTAAAGAGAGATCCTATGGATGAATCTCTAGTACAAATTCCTCGAGAATTTAATGAAAAGTATGATGTTCAAAGTGAAATTGATCGCACTGAAGAATGCTGGCGCTCTGGATATAGATCGGAAGCGATTTATAAAGCTAGCAGTAAAGTTAATGAATTATTACCAAACAAGAAAGCTGACTCGAAGGTCAGAAAGTTCTATGGTAGTGGTTTTGCAAACTTTATCGCCTCACGAAAGTCTTTGGCAGGTGTGCCACGATTTATGAGACGTTTCTGGAGAAAAACCGAGTGTCTAGTTGGTATTGAGCCAACCTCACGTGAGTGGGATGAGCTCTATGAACACTTGACGAAATTCAGTAAGACTAATATGATTGCTGGAGATTTTTCAGGTTTTGATACTCGAATGGCAGCGCAAATTACAGGTGCTGCCGCAAAAATTATCGTTTCTTGGTATGAAGAAGCTGGATGTACGGAAGAAGAACTTTCTCTGGTGAGAGGAGCTCTTTCCGATATCATTCATCCTAATATCTTGTTCGAAGGTGATTTGTATCGTTTCGCTAATGGTAATCCTTCGGGAAACCTTATCACGGTACAATTGAATAGCATTTGTAATTCTCTTATGATGCGTTATGTATACTATTCTCTTAACAGAAGTGTGAAAGAGAAGTTTGCAGAAAACATTAGTCTTGCGACTTATGGAGATGACAATGCTATGTCAGTCAAACACCATTGTAAATGGTTCACTCATACTGCTTGCCAGAATGAGTTTGAGAACCTTGACATTGGCTATACTATGGCTGATAAAGGTGCAGAATCTGTTCCGTACATTCCTATAGAGTTGATCTCATTTTTGAAGAGAAACTTTGTCAGGCATGAGACGTTGAATAAGGTCGTTGCACCAATCGAAGAAGATTCCATTTTGAAGAAATTCTTTTGGATCAAGAAACCTACTGAATCACCACTTTCTTTTGCAGAACAGTTCGGAGCTTATACAGATAATTCTTTCAGAGAAGCTTACCTTCACGGGAAAGCTTATTATGAAAAGTTCACTGAAAAGATCCTTGCTATTATTGCAAAGAACCCAGAACTTAAACCACAAGTGTCTATTATTCCTTATGATGAGATGACGAAGGTGCTCGCACCCTATTATCATGATGATTACAAGAATACTAACAAGAAGCTTTTTGCTGAAAGTTGTGGTATTGATTCTGAAGACTCTACTGTGTGAGTTAATACACAGTGCGAATGCTATTTCGACCAATCCGTATCGCTATAACCTACGGGAAACGGATGGGCATGACAATTGATTTACGGACAGGAGAGATATGTCGCTCTCTCTTGTAACGCTTTGTCGTGACAGCTTTTAGACAAATGTGTGATTGCGCCTAATCCAGCGCTTTTGCTCTAAGAAAAACAGCGGATTACTATTTATAATTTATATACACGTTTTTATTACACATTTTACATGTTTTGTACCACATTTATGGTGCAATTTTCATGCATATTTTCATTATTATACATTTTTTACATGTCAATTTATTATGCATGTTTTATAGAAGAAACCCTATCTCTTGCTGCAGCTGTCAAGGCTGGAGCAGAGGAGGTCGCAGGTATTACACGAGATCGCTACATCAAACGACTGACGTGGCTTAAATCAGCAACAAGATTATCTATTTTATTTCACAAAGATGATCGCAAGAAACCTGTGTTTACACGAATTTCCAATGTTTTGGAGAATCTTAAGTTAGATTCCTCAGACGGACGTATCCGCAAACAACCTTATTGTATTGCTCTCACGGGAGCCCCAGGTTGTGGCAAGACTGGTACAGCAATGAAGATTGCAGCAGCTCTTATCAAAGCAAAATATGGGAAATTCAGAGCTACTGATGTAGTTACGTTGAATGAGACAGATGAATTTCAATCTGAATATCGGACAAATCATCGAGTTGTTATTTTTGATGATGTTGGCGCAGAAAATGCTAATATCTCTATGGCTAATCCATGGAGAAAAGTTATTGACTTTGTCAACAATATCAGAAAAACCTCTTTGAATCCGAATTTAGAGTTGAAAGGAAATGTTTATATTCAACCGGATCTAGTCATTATAACTACGAATTTACAACCAAGCTTAAACTTGATAACATGGGTCACATGCCCTGGTGCTATTTTTAGGAGGATTTCAAAGTTTTATCACCTTGAGCGTTTTGATTCAGTTTATGATATCCCTTTGGTATCAACAAGTCTGTCTAACAAGGTAAGAGCTTTTGATAATCCACAAGTTTTTGAGATTAAAATGGAAAACAAGGAGCATGTACCCCTTGATTTAATTTTACCTCATTTAGTTGATGAATTTTTATGTCATGATGATGACCAAGAAGATTATACCAGAAAGATGAATTCTCTCATGGATCCACCTGAGAGTGATTTATCATCATGGCAAAGTTTTCTTCAAGATCAAATTTACCCTCGTTGGCCCAAGAAGTTTGAACTTCCACTTCGTGTAGAAGCACAATTACCTTGGTACCAGCGTTTTGCTCGCAAATTTTGCATTTCTAAGCAAGTTGCGATTTGTCAAGGTGCTTTCTTCTCTACGGAGAAGAATAGTGCCCAACGACAAGATATTTTGGAAAAAGATTTCAATCCATTATTTTATCACACTCTGTGTGGTGAATTGAATGACGATGACGAATATGGTTTGTGTCCTATAGGATTTATAGGTATTGATCACCAAGTGGTCATGCCTGGATTCGAGGATGAAATCAAACGTTATCCGATAGAATTATTGGAAACTTTTTCTAAAAATGAGTTAAATGCACATTTTCTCAAAGTGTGGCCGGAATTGTTCGCCCCTCAGGGTGGACATTTCGTACCACAGTCTCAGAAGAAGATAGTGTAGATTCAACCATTGCATCTTTTGAATTGTCTTCGAAGAAAGAAATTCTAGAGAGCGTTATGAATCTATCTCATTATAGAGAACTTAGACGTTTTATGGAACATGATGTTCAATATCATATCGTCGAGGATGGCTTTGCTTATTATCAACACTCACTAGTGTTGTTTATTTTAGCATCAGGTCATTCCCGTAGAAAAGATAGAGAAATTTTTATTCCTGAGATGTCTTTCACTCTTGATGAGATGGATGATTGGTATTTATCTAATCAACCTTTGGAGAAGCAATTCGTTGCTTCCCCTGTGTTTGATGGTCCTATCAACTTCTTTCGATCACACAAATATGATTTGAAACTTGATGAACATCATTTGTTAGGCAAATCTATGAAAGAGTTGTTACGAAATTGCCAGAGGAAGCTCCCAGAAATGGGAGCTGAAGGACAATTATGTGACACCCCAAGCTCATTATTGACTTATCAATTTTTGAGAAGGGCGTGGCATTTTGATTATCCACCTTTAGCAGTAGAGTACAGTCTTAATGGATTGTCTGTAGATGGTTTCACAAAGATCGGAGAAACATTTGTTTTGATCGAGGCAAAAACTTCATTAGATCCTAGAGATTGTATCAAAAGGTATATGAAAGATTTTGCAGTAGATGCTCCTTGCATTGGAGTAGGAATCAATTTTTATGGTTACTACATCTATTATGCTGGAGATGTACCAGAGAAAGATCTTGTAGAGACTGCTATGGTGTGCAGTGCAGTTTTCAGATTCTTTCAAAAATATGGCCGACATTTTAAGGTGAACATACCTTGGCCAAAATACAAAAACCACGACGATGAATTTCCTCCTCCGAGAAAAATTTGTTGTTGAATTGGTTAGCCTGGTAAGGTGAACAAATATACAAAAATTCCACATTGCGGTGTGTGGTGACAATTTTATATTGTATCGAGCTTCAAGCTCTCCAATTATTGGAAACATTTATAAGCCTGGATAAGGTGATGTTTACACGGAGAGTTTGGAACTCTCGGTGTTTTTACATCTTAGCCAGCCTACTTATGAATGGGGCTTGAGCTCAGGAGAAGATTTCTCCGCTGTAATGAAACCAACCCGAGATTTGGATGCGAAAGCATGGGAAA